GTACTAGATGATGACGATGCACTAGAAGCATTGTGGAAGAAGCAGTATTCTCTTGCTGCTGTCACTGCTGCAGATCAGTTCAAGTCTTATGATGACCTTCAGAAACGTCTGAAGTATGTTCTAGGGCAAAGACCTCCTGCACGTCGTGTAGACGAGGAAGTGGTTGATGAGGATAACTCTCGTGGTTCTTTCCAACCTAATTTTGAGACACGTAAAGCAGAGGAAACTGTTACTGCTGCTGTAGCATCTGCTAGTTCAGAGGAAGATGATGCATTATCATACTTCCAAAAGTTAGCTGAAGAATAACTGAGGGAAATTCGACTTTTTATTCCAAAAAAGTCGCAAAAAAAACTCTGGTATTTTTTTGTTCTATTACTTTTTTATTGGAATAATCTGATATTTTCTGCTTTTTTCAAGGTTTCACCGACATATTCGGTGGAACCTTTTTTATATTTTGCAATATCTTGAATATCATCTAGGACTATGCTTATATACTCTGGTCTTAAAATAAATATTTCTCTTTTTTTATTTTCTAAATTTTCTTCATATTGAAAGTTTGTGATAGGTCTGGTAATGTCATTTTCAGTGGTTAATCCACCAATAAAGTAATCATAATAAGTCGTTTCAAAATCAGCAGCTACTTCCAATCCAGCAGGTACAATAATTACCTCATTACTATCTTTAACCTCTACAGTCTCATAATGGTGAATTCCATTATATATTAAGTTATAGTCATCATTATACTTATCTAATAGATATCTATTGAAATCTGCTTGACCTAATGGCCATTCATTGGGAATATTGACTATATTATTAGCTAGTAAAATTAACCAATCTAGACTAGAATCTTCATATATTTCTGCAGCTACATTATCAGGTCTATCATCACCTACAACAGAATATTTTTCAAAGAAAGTTAGATTTTGGTAAATATCTTCTCTAAGAAAAACTCTTTTAAAAAGATTTTTGACGGTAATATAATCTGATATTTTAGCATTAGGAAGTCTGCTAACATATTCAAAATCTGGGAGTAAGTTAAAATAATTTGACATTTTAGAAACCTATTTCTTGTGGTAATGGTGTATCTTTACCGTAATCGTCATTATAGATTGGATTAAGTTCGGAGTATGTCATAGTCATTTGATAAGCTGTCATTACTCCATCTTCATATGTTGAATATTGTCCATTTGGGGCATAATCAACACCTAATGATTGTAAAGCACATTCTTTAAATTTATTCAAATACTTATGTGGTTGTCCACTACTATTTCTGTATGATAATTTGAATGTATGAGGAGATTTCATGAATAATCTAGATTTTGTTCTAATTGGAGCCATACCCTGTTTAAAAAATCTAAGAATTTGAATAACAGTCATTGCTTCTTCTTTATCTCTTGGTGCAAGGAGAAATTGGAAACTAAAAGTTCTTAAACTAGGACCACCAAATAATAATTCCATATTTGGATTTGCAATTGCACCTGTGGTTCTTGTTAGTAATTGTTGACCACCTGATGCCATTCCTGCGATAACTGCTGCAAGTGCGTCTTTATTAGCACCAAAATTCTTTGATATATCTTTTGCCAAATCTCCTGCTTTACTAACACCAGCACCTGGACCTTCCCCCACAGTAGTTAATGCAACATTAGCAAGTGCCATATCTAATGGTGACATTGTTTGACCACCCCATGTCACTGCTTGCCCATCTTGAATTCCTCCAGGAATTGGAAGAATAACTGACCCTATACTTCTTTTATCAATATCTGTAGATCTTTTTGACATCGAAAAATTTTTTGTCATCTTTTTCGGTTCATATTTCATCATATCAAATTTTAGAAAATCTTGACCACTTCCATCAACAGTTTTATGTCTTAAAGTACTGGGAAAAACAAAAGCACCAAATCCTGCTTCTCTAGTTCCCTGTGCTGCTTTACCTGCTTTTCCATTTACAATAGATGCTGCATCATCAAGTTTAGTTAGTTTAGGATCTCCTGTAAATATCCCTTCATTTTGGTTTATGAGATCTTTTGTTTCTTTATTAGCTTCTGCTACTGTTTTCCCTTCATCAACTAATTGTTTTTTTACTATTTTGGATGCTTGTTTTTTTAATGTTCCGTCTTTTTGTATTTTCTCTGCAAATGCTCTATCATTACCATTAGCACCACCCCACCAATTTTTATTATATTCCCATTTTCCATTTTCACCTAAAGTACCTACTCTTTTATCTGCACCAAATTCTTCATTATATAATTCCACTTCTCCAGTTTTTTTATTAACAAGCGTGAAATATGCTTCGTTTGTTTTAGGATCTATAAATCTATTTGTTTTGGCATCACTGCCATAGTAACCTGTTTTGGTTGTCATTAGATATAGTCTTTTTACTTATTTAGTATGAATTTTCCATAAGGGAATCTGAGAAGCTCATCAAGTTCATCATAATCGACAATATAGAGTTGACCTGCTAGTTCTTCCCATGTATAATTACGAGATTGTCTCCAATGAAAGTTGAGTCCCTTAAATCCCCAAGATTGTAAATCTGTACAAGCAATAAGAGGATGTTGATCATATGTTATATCAGGAGTTTTTGCATTGTATATAAAAGTATAAAATTGTCCTACTTCGGGGATAGGGGTTACAGTTTCATTTAGTGCTTCCATAATGATTAACATCATTTCTTCAGGATCATTTATAGA